GATGAGCTTCTCGACCTTCCGGTAGGCAAAATCCTCGTCTGCCGCGAGCTTGGCCTGTATAGCCTTCAGGCCGCCGATCGGCAGATACGGGATCGCCTCCTGAATGGAGATAGCGCCCATCTGAACCAGCTCCTTGATCTGCTGGACCTGGCCGGCGCGCGTGCGCGGTAGACCAGAGCCCGCCTCGGGCTCGAACCCGAAGCCGCCAGCGAGATCGCTGTTCATGAACTTCTTTGCCTGCACCGAGCCGCCCGGGCCTTTGATCTTCAGGAAGCGAGGCTCGATGTAGTACTTCTGCGCGAGCGCAGCCATGACCTTGCCAGCGTGCGCGAGTGCGATCTCCATGCGCTGGATCTCAGGGCTGATCTGGTCAGACACCGCCTCCTGCATGAGATCGAGCAGCTCGCCCGAGTCCGTCCGTGCCGGGAGCTGTGAGCGCTCACTAGGCACGAGGTTGAAGAGCCGGTCGATGCGCTGCTGGATGTCCGCGATGTACTCGAAGGCGTATGCCGGGATCGCCGGCATGGGCCGCCACTGCGGAACCTGGTTCATGATCGGCGCGTACTCGATAACGAGACCCGGCTCGTCTGTGAGCTGCTGCGAGAGCGACCCGATCGGCGCCACCATCTGGGGGCGCATCGTCAGATTCATGTGCTCCGCGATTTTGCTGATCTTGTTGTTCAGCTCCTTCTGGAGCGGGCGAACAAGAGTGGTTCGTGACTGGTCGTAGATGCTGTTCAGACCCTGGATTCCCGGAAACTTCACGACGGGCAGCTCGTTGAGCGGAAGCGACCAATCGCTTTCCTCAAGGATCTTGTTGGGGCCTTCGATCCAGTAGACGATCCGTCCCCGCGGGAGCTGGGGCGTCGGCCGGAAGTAGCCGCAGTAGACCTCGCGCGCGGTACGCGCTCGGGAGTCCCGTTCGCGCGACCAGACGAGCTGGGGGCGAGGAGCGGCCACCGTGGTGTCGGGAGCTACGTCCACATTCCAGCGGGCCTTGATCTCGTCCACGTCCATCGGGTACCGACAGATGACGTAGTTCGCGTCCTCGAAGGTGGTCGCGACGGGGTCGACCCAGACCTGCTCGCCCGAGAGGGCCTGCACCTTGATGTCGCCGAGGTACATGACCTGCTCGAACTGGGCGAGGATGTCCTGCGGGTTCGTCCCGCTCTGCTCCGCGACCTTGAAGATTTGATCGCGGTAGACGTCCGCGAGAAGATCGTCCGTGATCGGCTGACCCGTCTCCGGGTTAACCATCACGCGGAACTCCTTGCCGGCGTACGGATCCCAGGTGATGAGCCAGTAGCCCTGGCTGATTTGCGCGTGAGTTAGCGCCTCCTGGAGCTTCGCCTTCAGGTGGAACTCGTCCCACCAATACTCGTAGAGCCGCTCGGCCATCTCAGCCGCCTTGATGTCTCGATCGCTCGAAGACGACGGGACCGCCCGAATCGTCGGACGTGTCTTCGTCATCTGCGCGACGAGCTGAGTAACGCCGGGCGTTACCTGGTTCGCGGTGAGGCGCACCTTGTAGCGCGGCTTCTCACCATCCTCGACACCGAGAGACTCGACCTGACCAGCGGATCCATTCCAGAAGATCCACTGGTGGTTGTTGTAGAACGAGCGGTTCTGAGCCCACTCACGGTTGAAGTCCATGCGCAGCCGATCGAGCTGCTGCCGCTTCTCCGCGAGCTTGCTCGCGTCCTTAACGATCTCGCGCAGCGCGTAATGCTGCGCCTGACCCAGAGAGTTCTGGGTCGGGGCGTTCGCCGCCACGCGGTTACCTCCTTACGAAGATTCGAGCTGGATCGGAACGCGCAGACCAGAGGCCGCGCGGATCTGCTCTAGGGCTGCCGCATGGTCAGCGGGCGAAAGGTGGCCGCCGGCACGGAGCGCATCCAGTTCCTCTTCCTCCTCGCTCATGTAGAGCGGCCGGGACGAGGGCATGAGATCGAACTCCTCCGGCAGAACCGGCATCTCACGCGCCACCGATGCACCCGAGACGCGGGGTCCGTAGTGCTGGGTGCGCATGAACTCGACCTGCTCGGCAAGCGCAGTGACCGTGCGCAGCAGTTCTTTGACGCGCTGCTCCCCGGCCTCTTTGAGATCCAGGATGCGCGCCTCGTACTGCCGGCGCTGCTCGGCTGACTGTGCCATCGCAGCGGACGCCAGCTCGGCTTGAAGTGCAGCCTCCATGCGGAGGCGCGACACTTCCCGCTCGTGCTGGTTGCGACGGCGGGCCACTAGAGTGACCCGACCGCCAGAAGGTGTGCCGTGATACCGGACAGGTTCGTCGCCGCGGGTACTTCCCCGAGCACGGCGCCTGTGGTGTTGACGCGGTAAACGACGAGCTTGCCCGTCGCGACGTTATGCTCCACGACGTAGCCGGCGGGGTGGCTCATGACGATGACACCGAGCACCTTCCCGAGACCGAGCTGCGCGGTAGAGACCGCATAGCCTCCGGTCGGGTAGCTGTTGTCGAAGGTCACGTCGACCTGTCTGAAGACAAGCTGTGACCCCAGCCCGTTCCACTGAACGGTCGCTGCCATTCTTCTCCTTCCTAAGCCTGATCGCCCAGCTCTGGGTCGTACGGCCGGTTGCGCTTGGCCTTGATCTGCTGAATGCGCATCCGGGCCTCGTCATCCAGTGACTGAGGCGTGTCGACGGCTGCGGCGAACGGCTTGCGCGGAAGCAGGACACCCGCGACTCCGAGTGCGATCTCAACCGCGTCGAGTAGGTCGTCGTCCTGGTTTTTCTTGGCTGGGTTGAAGTTGACCCACTGCTCCACGAATTCGCCATGGCGCTGGCTGATCCGTACGCGCCCGATCTTGAAGAGCGGGGACATACTCATGATCCGCTCGTTCTTCGTTCCCGAGGAATAGACGGGCACGATCGGCGGCAGGCCGTCCATGCGGTACGCCATCTGCGCGAGTGCGCGCTGGTAGGCGTTCGACTCAATCCCGATCATCTCCGGGCGCCACTGCTGGTGCCACTCGCGGAGCTTGTCGAGCTGGGCGGGGAAGTCGATGCGCCCGACCCAGTAGTCGAGCAGGAATGCCTGCGAGTTGTCCTCGGTCAGGCCGATGACTGCCATGGCAAAGTGATCCGCGCTTTCAGAGAGCGAGATCGCGGGGTCGATACCGAGGAAGATCCGGAGCCTGTACTGCCCCGTCTCCCTGTTGAGGTACGGCCCGAGCGAGACCTCCCCGAGTTTCATGTCGGGGTTGCCCTGCACCCAGAACTTCAGCCAGTCGCCCTGGAGCGCGATGCCGGTGAAGGCATCGAACGCCGCCATGAACTCCTGGCGGAACATGACGGGGTGGAAGTACTCGCGTGCCTCTTCCCACTCTTCGCGGGGGAAGTACGGGTTGTCGATGCTCGTGTACTCGACCCGGAAGTGGTTCGGGTTCTCCATGGACTTGCCCGTGAAGAACTCCTCCCAGAACCAGTTCTTGCCGTGAGGCGTCGTGGTCGTGATGACCATGCCGAGCTTGTCCGAGAGCGCCGGCCGTACGACGTGCCAGGCATCCGGCGTGTCGATGAAGGCCGCCTCGTCAATCCAGAGGATGTCGAGACCCGCGCCGCGAAGCGACTGAGGGTCGTCGGCGGTCTTGAACTGGACGATCGTTCCGGAGTCGATGAACTCGATCCGGCGCTCGGTCTTGTTGTAGTGGTAGTCCCGGCCCTTCACGAGCCCGGACTGGTTCATCACTTCGAGGAGCGTCGTGAGCGCGGGGAACCCGGTCGGGTAATCCTTCGCGAGGATCCAGATCCAGAGCGAGCGATCGCTCTCGACGCCATGCCGATCACGGTGGAACTCGCGCGGGTGGAGTGCGTAGAAGAGGACCTCCCACGCGGCGGAAAGCGTCTTGCCCCCGCGGCGTCCGGCGACGAGATGGCGAAAGCGCTTGAGCGTCTCGCCGTCGTCGTTGGTGGCGCCATGGAAGGCGGCCTGCCAGACGTGCGGTTGGTAGCCCTGCTTGGCGAACCACCAGAACTTGACCGGGTACCGCTCGACTACGACGGGGTACTCGGAAGCTGCCAGCGCGTCAGCCCGATGCGGGCCGCCGGCCAGCACGGACTTGAAGTCCAGAGGACCTCCTTAGCGGATGGGGACTCAGCAGCCGATCTGGTACCGCTCGCAGACCTTGCGGCGGACCTCGCCCTCTTCGGGCTTGCCCTTCGAGCGCGCTAGGGCATCGACCGCATGAGCGCGGTCGGGGATCGGATAACTGCCGTGTCCGGGAGCTTTCTCAGGGAACACGAAGTCATCCGGGCTGAGCGCCCGGCGCTGCTTCATATCGAGGACTGCCATCAGGTCTCCTTGCGCGGAGCCCCGCACACCGGGCAGGGGTTCCAGTAGTAACGATTGCGGTGACCGTTTTCGCAGGTCCAGTCCGCACGAGTAACCATGCGAACGATGCGCCAGCCGGCATGTGTGCCGCCCTCGACGCTGACCTGCATTAGTCGAAGTAGAAGTCGAGGCGACCCGGCAGAGCTGTGGTCGCGTTGTTGTTCTTGAGCGTGATCCGCACCTTGTCGATGCCGGTCACACGTACGCGAACCATGACCGATGCGACCCCGGCGGCGAGGGCCGCCGCGATGCCGGGAGCGGTCGTATCCTGCGTGAGGACCATCGCTGCCGGTGCGAGAGTGGGGCCGCCGCCGTGGTCAGTCGACTCCAGGTCGGCGAGGAACGGTGTGACGGTGACGCTGACATCGCCCGCCGCGGTAGCGGTCGGTCCGATCTGTGCGATGACCGTGAGGAAGTCCTCGCCGGCAACGTGCACATCCTGCGTCATCGTGCCGCCGGCAGCGGTGAGGTTCACCGTGCTGAGGGTATTTCCGGTAGGCATGCCAGCCTCCTTTCTGATGAAAATGGGCCTCCCTCGCGGCGGCGAAGCCGCAGGTCATTGGGAGGCAGGGGCGCGCAGTGAGGCGAAGCTCAGTCGCGCCAAGAACGAGAAATGGTGCCGCCATCAGGCCGAGCCCGACGCATGTTGGACCCCGCGCTTTGAGGAAACGATCCGCGATCGTGGGGTTGCGGCCCACGACCCGATCCGCCTCCAGCGAAGCCACAGCGGTCAGCCGCGCACAGACATCCCTCCGGCCGTCGCAAGCCCAGAACACACCACCCGCACCTCCCCTGCTAGCCAGAGAAGCCGATGCGTGTGTCCTGCAATGGACCTGCGCCAACCTTCGTTCAGACCCGTTCGCGGTAGCGACCGTCGTCCGACCCTAACGCCAGAGCCCTAGCGGCGAGCTAGGCCATCCGGCGGCACCAAGCTGCGGGTCAAGGATTCGAACCTCGGTTACCTGAGTCAGAGTCAGGCGTCCTACCGCTAAACGAACCCGCAGTGAAACCCCCAGCACGAGTCTGAGGGCGAGTATGAAGCGGAGCCGCCCACCGTCCGCCGAAGACGGCTCCTACCCTACAAGACACCTAAACGGGCAGTTCTTCCAACTGTTGTTGGGGATTGCGTGCCCCCGGTCAGGCGATTTGGCTCTAACACAGGCTTCTCGCTTCGGCCGCTTGGTGTGCTCGGCGCGGGGGAGACCCCGGCCTCGCAGTGCCCTCGCGTCGCGCCGGAAGGTGGGCTCCGTCAGCCCGGGATCGGTGCTTCGCCGGCCCGTTAGGAGCCCTATGGGTCGGTGCCCCGCTGACGCGGGGCGCTCTGGTGGAGGTAGCACCCTCTCGCAGCGACCAGCGCCCTAAGTGCGTTGGGCATCGAGGGTGCTCTTGGACCGCTACGCGCGTGCGATCTGTAGCCCGGAACCGAAGGAGGGCGGTACCGAGAGTCATGTTCTAGGTACCGACACTACTTAGTTACTTATAGGGAGTCCGTCACAAATACCTTGGGCACCTTGGTCCGGTGGGTCGAATTGCGAAGCGTCGATGGGACTCCCAAGGGGGCCGGCGTGCCCCGTCAGGGTTGTGAGTACCTCCTCGGACGGTGCCGACGCGGTGCCGCATGGATTGGTGCTCGAACGTGCCACTAGCAGCACGAGCAGCACGGCAGTACGTGGAGGTACGCGGGGACCCTCCACCCTCTGAGGCGCCGCGATGGTCACCAGGTAGCGCCGTGGGTCATTCGGTTCGGGCGCCGATGTGGAGACGTCTGCCTGGATCGGTAACCCCTCCATCCCCTGCCGTACTGCGCCTGTACAGCCCATCACGATACTAGCCGATGGTATAGTACAAACCTAGACCTTTGGGGGATACCGGAGCGGTATCGCTATCGGCAGTATGGGGTCAGTACAGCGGATGGCGCGAGCCACCTACAGCCGCAGTACCGGCCGAGAGTCGCTCCGGCCGATCTCCCACCAATGGAGGCGCCATGTTTGCAATCTACTTCGAGGACGTGGACGGCGGACACGTCGAGCACGACCTCAGCGCTGAGTACGCCGCGGCACGGTTCCTAGAGCTATGCGCCTACTTCCCCGCGGCCTATGTCGCGATCGTAGGCGAGGCATCCGGGCAGACACTACGCGCCCGGGAGTGTCGAGCATGCTAGGGCAACGTGTCAATGCCTCACCCGGCTACTACGTGGTCGATGCCGTCGGCAGTGTGGCGCCCATCGGCCCATTCGCGACAGAGTCCGCGGCACGGAAGGAACGCCGCGAGCTAAGCATCGCTGACGACTGCGACATCGTCCGCGTGGACGATTCCGGAGTCATCGACTGGAACGACTGGTTCGACGGGCAATGAGCGTCCATCGCCACCCCCGTCGGCGCAAGCGGTCGCCGATCACGGCAGGACTGACCACGGCGTACCGCCATCCCGGACACCTTGCTGAGAATCCGAACAACGCCAAGCGGCACGTTGCTCCGGCTACCGCTCGCCTCCATTCCTTCACGGAAAACGAGTCCGACCGTATCGCCAGTGCGAGACGCGACTACCGGCCGCTAGCCGTCACTACGCCGCTCGACTTCGATTCGCTCGGACGGACGCTGCCCGAATCGCGGCATACGTCTAGCACGTACACGGTCTAACCCTCAATCCATCGCAGTACCGACGGGCGCCCGCGAGGCGCCTGTCG